ATTCATTAGCGTCACTGGCTTGCACCTTTAATATTTCACTCTCTTCAACCACTAGGGGCTGACTCAGAAGTTCAGTAGTTGTATTTGATGCTACTGCTTTGGTTTTAAATAAAGTAAATACCGTGCCACTTGCATTGGTTAAAGTTACATCAAGATTACAGCTAGATCCTGAGTCATTAGCTACAAGCAGTGATTTAACTAAAGCAACATTTGCAGACGGTGTTGTGTATAACGTCGTGTTATCTGTTGTGGTTAAATCGACTTTTGCATTTACGAAACTATTAGACATTAATTTAAAAAGAAGTTTTGTGCGACGACTTCATCCTTTAATTCTTGTTGAAACGTTGTGTTAAGTTTTTGTATCACTGCATCAAGATCTCTAACTTGTGAGTCAGCTACATCTTGTTTATATTCTTTACTAGGTCTTGTTAATGTTTGTACAATTTTTGCCATTATCTTCTTCCGTCCGGTTGTAGGTCTAATCTAAAAGTTCCTAGCTTCCAGTCTTGACCTGCACTTGTGTTTTCTACTTTTAACGATACTGCTCTTGCTCTTGCACGAGTATCAACTTTTGAGGTACTTGATGTAATTGTAAAAGGACCTAAAGGTGAACTAGCTTGTGAATTGTTTGAGTAGTTTCTTAAATTTAATGTTATTTGTGTATTGCCTGTTTGTGAAACAAAGTCCGGAACAAATCTTCTAATTTTCATAATCACTTCTCCATCGCCCCCTAAACTTTCACCATTAATATCATAGTCTCCTGATTGTATGTTTGCAGCAATCGCTGTAATCGCAGTCGTGGTAACATCATCTGTACCTTTTTCATGTTCGTAGTAAACTGTTGAACCATCTGTATTTCCAACAACATCAAAAGAACCGTCAACCGAAATACTATATTCTGTTGCATGAGGTAAACCAAATACAGAAGAATCAACCCAAGTTGTTCTTGCAAGTGTTCCTGTAGTCCACACCGGTCTTTTTGGTGATGAGTCTAGATAATTATAAGTTACCATTCGGTTAACAACATTTGATGTTGCTGTACAATAGAACCAGGTAATTTCTCCAAACAAATTATTAAGTCCAACGTTAATGAGTTGAGCTGCTGTTGTATTTAAATTCTCATAAATAAAATCTTCAACTAAACAAACCATCGTTTCTAAATTACCAGCGTATTTAAAGAATCCATTTTCTGACATCCAGTAAGCTGTACCATCAACTTCGATTGCTGCATTCTGACCAATCAAACCACAGTTTGTTCCAACTTGTTCAAAGCCAAATGTAAATGGTGGTCCAATAAAACGCATCGTAAATAGTGCGGTATCCGTCCAAACATAAATTGCATTTCGACCACGAACTGTTCCAATGATTCTAGAACCATCTGCTAGTCTTTGTGTGCCTGCTGTATTGGTTGCCGTTGGTGTGTAAGTATTAATATCTTCTTGAGAAGAGAATCTAATAAACATTTCATCTTGAGTGGTCTTATCTCCAATGGTTGTTTCGGTTCCAAAGAAAACTAGGTGTCTATCTGGTGTTGATACTACCATGTCACGTGAAGCGGTGGGTGCTCCTGTTATAATCGTTGCTCGATTACTAACTGCATTCGCTGCATTTGAGTCCCATTCAAAAACTTCACCATTATGAATAAGTGCAATAATCTTATCTCCAAAATTATCAATTGACCATAAACCAGGATCCGTAACTTGGTCACCACTTGCCGCTTCACCCCAAGCAACAAAGTCAGAAGTATTTTCAATCGTTGCACCTGCTGAGTGCGCTGCTGCAGTTGTGTTTCTTACTTCTCTTGTAACACCTGTTAAGACGTCTGAACTGATTCCTGTGTAAGATATTTCTTCCGTTCCAATTTGAATAAAGTTTGTACCTGATGTTGGAAACTGAGATGAGTCTGCTAATTGTATACCTGTTGTTTGTGAGTCATTGATTGCGCCAACTAAAGTCGTTTGTGCGTTACCTAAAACTTCACCGCCCCAAGTTCCTAGACTCCAGCCTAAAGCAGGAGTTTGTTGTGCCGGACCCACAGGATAGTAGTGCTTGACTCGAATACCACCGGATGCCGTTGCACCTGAACCTGTTTCTGCACTCGGCATAGTGACCGTTATGGTGGTTGTCGTTGGCACAGAAGTCACCATAAATTTTTTATCATCAAAATCAGATGCACTGTAATTAGAATTAGTAATGGTAGAAAAATTATCTAACAGAACAATGTCATTTACATTAATGTTATGCGAAGTAGAAAATGTAATGGTAACAGAGGTTGATCCGTTTGTGGTTGTGAAAGCATTTGATAATGTTGTTGTCGATTTAATTGGATGAATATCATAAAAGATACCTCCATTAAATGCATATAAAATTCTGTTCGTGCCTAGAATAGAAAATTTACTACCTGACTTATTAACAATGTGATGTGTTTTTCTAACCGCACCTGTAAGTTTATTTTCTCCAAGTTGAGCCCAACCACCAATTTTTTCTGGCGTGTTGTATCTAAATCTTACATTGTCACCATCAATCCACTGGCCTTCCGCACCCGTGGCCGTGACTTGTTTATTAAATCCAGGTAAAAATTGTATCTTTTGTAGCATCAATCATCTCGCTTACTTTAAATCCATTAAACATAATTTATGATTTAGGATTATCGGATCTAACTTTATCGCAATGATCTTTAAATGTTGTAGTTCCGTTTTTTTGATCTTTGTAGATCATTTCCATTTGTTCTTGCCAAGACAGGTATTGAATTTTTCTAGCATCATCTACAGCAATATTTGCTTCAACAGTATTTGCAGCAGTTTCATAAGTTGCCAGTTGTTCATCCGTAGGTTTATCTAATCCTGATACAGTCCATGTTTTGATATAATCACCACTTCCATCATTTTGCAGAACAATAGCAGTATCATCCCAAGTTTTTGAGTTTGCGTCTAAATGTAATTTAACTTTTGTATATAATGTTGCCATAATTATCCTCTATGCTATTTTGTATCCCATAAAATAAGTTGATCTATTACTATCACCATCAACATCTCTTGCAGAACCACCATCTTGAAATTTGTATACTTCAATAGTATCATCTGCTGATAAATCTAAAATTGCTGAATGTTGAAAAGTTCTTCTATTTGCACCATGAGAAGAGTTCCTAGTTTCAACAAATTGTGATCCATTCTTAAAAAAGAATATTTTTATTGTATCGCCTGAACTATTATCACATAATAATTTAGTATAAAAAAAGTATTTACCATCTGAAGGAGCAGTGTATGTACTGGAAGCAAAATCACTTCCTGTATCAAAATCTTCGCTAGTAAAAGTTACTTTGGTATTAGTATTGTTTGGTATACTTTGACCAGAGGTTTTAGATGCAAAAAAGAAATCACTTGATCCACTAATTGTAGCAAAACTTAAAGTACCTGATCCATTAGTTTGTAATGCTTGTCCTGATGAACCGTCAGCGTTTGGAAAAGTTAAGCCATCTAAAACGATATTTCCTGATCCATTTGGTGTAATAGTAATATTACCATTAGCACCGTCTACAATTGTAATTACACCTGAGTTTGTCCCTGAGTTAGTATCTAAAATTAAATTGTGAGCACCACTAGAAGTTATGGTTGCATTTGCTGCACCTGTTCCAACAACTGTTTCTCCAGTGCCTTTTGGTTTAATAGCAATGTCAATATTTGAATCACCACCTGTCGCTGATAATGTAGGGTCATTTCCTGTAGCGGCATTCGCTATTGTAAATTCATTTACTGCAGAACTTGTCGCTGTAACTTTTGCAAGTTCATTTCCATTTGTATCTAAAAGTGCAGTTCCAATTTTAGGTGATGTTAAAGTTTTGTTTGTTAAAGTTTGTGTACCAGTTAATGTAACATCTCCCATTGCTATTTCTTTAATAATAGGATTAGTGCTATCACTTGCACTTGCAAAAACTATTTTATCTCCTTTGTCATCTGCTGCAAAAGTAACACTTGCTCCTGAGCCACTTACATATTTAAATTGAACGGTATGAGATCCAGAAGTTGAGTTTCTTAAAAAATAAAAAGTTTGTACATCAAGTGGGATAGTTACAATTTGATTTCCACTAATGGTGCCTGTGAACTCAATCATCCTATGAGATAAAGTTGCACCTGTTGATCCATCAGAAACAGATAAAGCAGTTGTTTGTGCACCACCAGCAATTGATTGCTCTGTAAATCCACCAGATATCTGTTCTATAATTTGTAAATTTGTATTGGTCTTTGTACCCCAAGTACCAGCGTTTTCACCTGTTGCCTGTAATTCAACACCTAATGGTGTATATGTTGAAGCCATTTTTTCTCCTTATGCCACGTCACTATAACTTGTATTTGATCCTGTTGCAACATTGGAATACGTATCATTCGATCCTGTTGAAACATTAGAGTAGCTAGAGTTTGATCCAGCTGCAACATCCGAATAGGTATCATTCGAACCTGTTGAAGCATTAGAATACGATGTATTTGAACCAGTGTCAATATTACCAAAAGCTTGAATACCAATAACCCCTAAAGTCGATGTGATCTGACTTGTTAAAAGACCTTGAGTTATATCATCTAAAGTAATTGAGCCTACTGCAGAGGTTGCTGCTATTCCTGTTAGAGGTTGACCTATTTCAAGAACCGTTGAGCCTAAAGTAAAGGTTGCAGTGATTCCGGTAATTGGAACAATTTCAGCATTATTAATTTCAACAGATCCAATTGTTGTGCTTGCTTCTTCTCCTGTAATTGGAACACCAATCTCTAGTACTGAAGTTCCAAGTCCTGATGTTGCTGCTTGACCTGTTATTGGAATAGTATTTTCTAAAGTAATAGAACCTAATTCTGTTGTTGCTGCTTGACCTGTAAGTGAAATCGTTGGGCTAATTGCTGTAGCCAAAGATCCAACTGCTGTCGTTGCTTCCTGACCACTCACAAGTTCACTTGTTTGAAGTGTAGTGCTACCTAAAGTAAATGCTGCTTGTAAACCAACTGCATTAATAATTTTATTATTAGAATCTCCATAAGCAAGATCACCCCAACCTTCACGACCCCAACCCACAAGAGTGCCTGAATAATCTAAAACAGGTGTAGCAAAGTCTGCTTGTTGTCCTGTTGGCACAACAATTTCTGTAAGAGCAACACTAAGGTCATCAACTTCACCTACCATGAAGTCACCAGGACCATTCATAGTTAAAATGTAAGTCATTTCATGACTTAGAGAACCTACAGCAGTGGTTGCGGATTGACCTGATAAAGAATATGAAAATTCTAAAGTAGGACTACCTAAAGAAACAGTTGAGCTTACTCCAGTTAATGCAACGATTGACGTTAAATCTAAAACAGGAGTTCCAAGTGCGGTTGTTGCCTCTTCACCTGTTAAAGGAATAAAATTTATTGTTCCAGCTATGGTTGTTCCAAGAGTTGTGCTGGCTTGTACACCTGTGATTTCAACAGTAATAACATCATCTTGCCATTCATTTGACCCCCAAGTATTTATGCCCCAGGTAGAAGCCATAAGGTGTTACCCCTTATGCTATTCTAATGATCGCGTTAGATGCGTCCGCTGTTGGAAATTGAATTGTAAAAGTTCCGCTTGATACTGTTTTATCACCACCGAAAGCGATAACAGCAACAGCTTTGTTAGACTGCGAAGAATTATAGATTAATGCACCGTTAGCTGTGAAAGATGCTGAAGTAAAACTCACATCTGCAAAATCACAGAATGCAGTTGTTCCAGATGTGGTTGGTGTAACACTTGTTAAAGTCGCACCACCTGAACTGTATGCAGAACCAGATGTATTTGAAATTTCGTTTGAAGATGAGAAAGCAGTTGTCGCTGCACCTAAAGATGCATCACTTGTGTATAAAGCGATCTTAAAAGTATTTCCAGATGAAGCAGTAAAGTTATGTGTCCCTACTAAAATCTCTTGTTTAAAACTTGTGCATATTGCCGATGTAATTGCCATAAAACTCCTAACTGTTTGGCTGTTTTGATTGTAAAGGAATTCGCATAGTTCCGTCTGTGTAATCGTCTCTTCTGCGTCTTCCAATTTGCTCCACAGCAAACTTTTCTACTTCTTGTTTATACTTGTTTTCATACAATTGCAACATATCTTGTGGGCCTTTTAAATAAGCATAAGTTTCTGCTAAACAGCAATATAAAAGTCCATTTGGGAAATTTAAGCTAATATAATTAGTGGTATTATCTGAGGCTAAAGTAGCTGGCATTTTATTATAATGCACTCTAAATTTATAAGTTGCGTCTGGAACAGGAGCAAACATCATTCTTCCAGAATTAGTATCACCATCTCCAGTACCACCACCAAACATGGCATAATATTTAGGCTTTCCTCTTTTACTAGACTCAGTCGAAGGGACATATTCTTGTAAATAAGTGATGTCTTTTTTCTCTAGATAAGTATTAGCACCGGTGGTAGCGCTAGTAGAATCATAGACTTGAATAGCTCTAATAAACAAAGCCCCTCCAGGAGCATTAATAGTTTCTTGTCCAACAACTAAATCACCTTCTTGTTGTTTTCGATCTGCATCAATTGGAACATCACGCATGATTCGATACTGAGC